GACCCGACCGCCGGCGACCAGACCTACGACTACGACGAGACTACTGGAGAAGTAGCCGGCGCAACCGCAGAAGAAAAGCTAAATGGCCTAGAGCAGCTTGGCAAAGACCTTCTAGACCAGGGAAGCCGTGAAATCGGAGGCAACGCAAGCTTGATGGGCGTTGGTGGAGCAAAGGGCTTCTCCAAGATCACCGCAGGTATGGTGCTTATCGCGACCGCACGCATCGCGAAGGGCGGCATTTCAAAGGCAAAGATCGTAAACGAACTTGTTAGGAAGTACGGAAACGAATTCCGCGCAGAAGCAGTCAAAGCTTATGAACAGGCTTTGACGATGGTAGGAAAAACCGCCGAGCAGACGGTCCGTAACATGGAAAAGTTCCGTCGAGACAACGGACTTAATACCAAGGACATGGCCGACGCCCAGCAGCGCGCGCAGGAAAGCAAGAAGAACACCAAGGAATACAGCGAGCGATTCCTCAAGGACTACTGGCCGGAAATCATGCGCAAGATCGGCGTGGAATTCAAGGCAGACCCTCGCAACTTCTCCGCAGCCATCAAGCGCATCATGCCGGACGTCATTCGTTTCATCAACGAACATCCGCAGTACGCCAACTATTACAACAAGGACTGGAACCTCACCAAGGAACTGCTCAAGAAGGAAGGCTTCGACCTTTCCGAAGACGAATTCCAGATGTTCCGTCTTATCACCGGTCTTACCAGTCCGTCCACGAAGCTTCCGGACAACATGATCGATGCCGTCAACGCCATCCGTCAGTTCAAGAAGGATGGTAACTTCGACATGTTCGTCATCGGACGTAAGGACAAGGGCAATGGGAAGAAGGGAAATCGTTTCGTAGAGTCTGGTCCGTTCAAGTTCCGTGGCACTACCGGAGCTACGAAGGCCGGCGCGCTGAAGATCGTCTCCGACCTCATCAAGAAGAAGGGTGGAATCGCCGCAGCCATCAAGTTCCTGCAAGGTGAAGCTACGCTTGAGGAGCTTAACGAAATCCGTGCCAGCTATGGATTCGGAAAGATTGGCTCGCCCAAGCAGATCAAGAAAGTAGTCATGCAAGCGACCGGCCAGGATGCCGTCATTCCTCGCATGTTCATCTTCGGCCCAAAGGTCGGAGCTTACACGCTCAACGCCCTTGGTGACGCCAGGTATACCACCACGGACATCTGGGAAGGCCGTTTCGTTCGCACCATGTTCCCGGACATGTTCGACGCCGGCACCGGCCTGCCGAAGACCGTAGGAGAACAGGCTTTCTTCCAGAACTTCGCCACCCGATTCAACGCAGAATTCAACAAACAGACTGGCTTGAATCTTGACCCTGCGGCCCTACAGGCCGTACGATGGTTCTTCATTATTGATGCCCTGGCTAAAGCCGGATACAACCATGCTAAAACAACAGAATCCATCTCCGAATACACCCGCCGAGCAATCGAGCAGCTGGGATCCAACAATGATACAGACGGTGGGCAACAAGGTACTGGAGTCGATGAAGGCGGACCTTCGGGCGGGCCGGTTGGACCTGTCGAAGGAGGTAGTGGAGCCGGACGAGACGTTGACGTCGGCGGACGAGGCGCAGCAGCAGGGTCTGACTCAACCGTAAAGGGTTGGGCCGATACTGTCGCTAGCGCGCAGCGCGACAAGCCGGAGTCTGCCATGCTGGACGCCCAGAAGGTCGTCAGAGGAGGAGCCGTAAATTACGCTATCGAACATGTCGGTGATATTCTTCACCGAGTTTACCAGTCTTTGGCCCAGTCCGGAGACGATCCTAGTTTCGGCTTCAATGGCGTAAAGAACAAGGTGGATAATGCCTTGAAAAACCTCACCGGAGACAGCATCTACACGGAAGCCATTTTCTGGGCCAAGGAAAAGGAGCTGCACGACATGGAAGTCGCCAGAGGAAATCCTGGCGTACCTTCGTGGGAACAGCGTAAGCAGGAAATCACCGAGAAGATGAAGCGGTTTGCCGAAGAGCATGCTGCCCTGCCGGCAGAAAACGATCTGCAAGCCGCCGTCAAGGCCATCAATGTCGCGCTTGGAAATCTCGATTTCGAGGCCGCAATCGACGGACTAAACAAGCTGAAGCAGAAGCTAGATTCACAGGAAAACTGGAGAAGCTACGCAAGGGAAGTCGGAACCAATACCGAAGGTAATGCCCCAGCAGGATCTACTGAAGCTACCAGTCAACAGCCCCGCGAATCGAGGGAGGCTGCAAAGGTTCGCATCGAGCTAGAAGAAGCTGCAAAGGGCGACCCTGCCACCCTTGGTGAACGTATCAAGAACGCCATGGAAGCATGGGAATTGGATTCACTTGGACCAGCAGACAAGCCTAACGCTAGGGCGTTCTCGTTCGGGCCTAACGAGCTGGCCGCATGGGGGTACCGCATCGCCAAGCTGATCGTCAAGACTGGAATGAAGTTCGCCTCCTGGGCGAAGAGCATGGCCGGAAAGTTCAACAAGCAGCAGCTGAAGGAAATCTGGCAGATCGCCAAGGCTATCGTACGATTCCCTGGGGCAATCGCAAAGCACTTCCTCGACAGCCGTGCCGACAAGCTGTGGGCATACGCCGATCAGCGTAAGAATTCCGCCGCCATGCGGAAGCTTGCCAACCTTATCTTCACCCGCTCCGGCCCGGACGCTGACGCTGAAATCACCACCACGGACGCCGCCGGCAACCAGCAGACGGAAGCCGTACGCAACTCGATTCCCCAGCGCATCAAGCAGATCCGCACCCAGTTCGCCAACAAGTACGCCAACATCCTAAACCGATTCGGCACGGAATTCGCCAACATGACCGAAGCCCAGCGTAAGGCTTGGGATAAGGAATTCCGTCGCGCCGTCATCGGACTTGACCCTCTGCCTCCGGGCGAGAAGGGCAAGGCCGTACTTGAATTCCGACAGATGATGAAGGAGCTGCTGGAATACCAGCGTGAAGCAGGCATCGACATCGGAGACTCCGGCGCCGGCTACTTCCCGCGCATCTGGTCCAGCAAGTTGATCCAGGAGAACATCCAGAAGTTCTACGATGTCGCCAAGGAGATGTACAAGAAGCGCGACCAGCGACTGCTCGACAAGGCCATCGCCGACATCAACGCTGAAGTCGATGCTAATGCCGCTGACAAGAAGGCCAGGGACAAGAAGTATGGTCGCAGGATCAAGACCGACGCCGAATATCAGCAGGAAGCCAGGGATGACGCCGACGAAAAGATCGCGAAGCTACAGGCTGAACATGACGCCAAGGACGACGCCCACTACCAGTCGATGGCTTCGGCTTGGGCATTGCGCGCGCAGACCGGACGACTCGATGAAGTCACTCTTAACGACAACGGCATCAACCAGGCCAACGCACCGGACCATGCAGACCCTCGCATGTTCACGGACGAAGAGGCTTCGCTTGCCGACGAATTCCAGGACAACGACATCGACAAGACAGTCATCCGTTACGTCCACGCCGGCGTGAAGAAAGCCGAACTTGCCCGCGTATTCGGTGAGAATGGCAAGAAGTTCGGCAAGATGCTGGAGCAACTCCAGGCCGATGGATTCTCCGAAGAAGAAATCAAGCACATCGCCAAGTTGGTACGCCAGTCTCTCGACGTAACCTCCAACAAGCTTGAAGGCTTTGAAGCCAAGTTCATGGACTGGGCGAACTTCGTCGTCGTATCCGGATACCTTGGGTTGAGCTACATCAACAACCTCTTCCTTGAACCTGTGTCGTACGGCATCCGTACAGGAAGCCCCGCCCTTGCCCTTGAGGCTGTGTTTCGTACCTGGCACCAGTTCGGACGCGAACTTGCCAAGTCCGTCAACGACTCCAACCTAATCCGCAAGCACTACAAGAACCGCAAGGAATTCTCTAGGTCTATGGACATGGCCCTTGCCGAGACTCTTGGCCTTACTCACGTCGAACTTGATCGTATCGCCGCTGACAGCCATTGGGACTTCAACGCCGACATGGAAGAATCCGGCAGCCCTCTCGCCAAGTGGCTGACCCAGCGCGTACTGAAGGCCAACCTCATGGAGCAGTCCGAACGCGCGAAGGTCGCCGCTTCGATGGCTATCTCCAGGGGGCATCTGTCCAACGTCGCCCGCACGTTCAACGGAACATCCTTCCTCCAGGAAGCTTTTTCCAAGACCGGCATGGACGTCACCGCTACGGCTGCCGCCAAGTCGATGCTCCGCGAAGCCGGCGTAGCCGACGCCGATCATGCCAGCTTCGTAGCCTTCGTCACTTCACTTGATAAGATGGACGACGCTGCTTACGAAGCAGCCGTGATGGGCAACAGCCGTGAGGCTGCCATGTACCGCCAGGCTCTCCAGCGCACCAGCACCGGCCTTGCCATCAGCACCGATCCTTCGATGAAGACCGAAGGTTCTGATAGCATCTGGGGTAAGATGCTGATGCAGCTGATGAACTACTCCTACGCCTACTCCCAGTTGGTGAAGGATCGTATGTATGATACAGCCCTCGGTGCGTTCAAGCGTTCTACTCCGGCCGAACAGATTTTGGCTATGGATCGCGCGAAGTACTTGATGCCTCTGGTCGCTGGTGGAGCGATGACCGTAGCCGCATCGATGGCTACCAAGATGCTTGTTTCTTCCCTCTTCCCATCCGACTCCGGCGACGAATGGATGGAAAAGGATACGGAAATCCAAGTCCTGGACGCCGCTTCTTACGCCGGTATGTTCGGAAAGAAGTTTGAATACCTCTCACGCATCCTGGTTCGCAAGCAACTGCCGATGGGTCCGATCCCGGAAGCTGCCGGCAAAGCCCTTGTCGCCGCCGGAACTGCCCTCGAAAAGGGTGGAGACTCCGACCGCGCGAACTACAACGCTTTGAAGTCCGTACAGCGTACTGGCCTTAACCCTCTAGTGGTTGGCGGTGCGTCTGCTGCCAGCCCTGCGTTGGGTACTGCGGCTAACTACTTCATGCGTAACCGAGACTACAGCGACGCCATCCTTGAGGGTCTTACTGGCGTAGAAAAACCCAAGAAGTAACGAATCAGTTGACGAATGTTGGGTGTTGTGGGAGGATGCTCTCGCAATGCCCAACATTGATACCGACGCCCTGGCCGATAAGCTTCACGCTGATCTCGGCCTACAGACTGAAATGGGACGCGAATACCTCCGCGCCATTCTTCCCCTCGCCCAGCTTATGGATCATAAGCAGCGGGACTACGGAAGCAGCAACATCAGTCTGAACGGCGAGTTGGGTGTCATGGTCCGCACCCAGGACAAGGTCAGTCGCATCCGCAATCTCCTCACCAAGGAGATGAAGGGCGAGCCGGCCGCATCGAACGAACCTATCGTCGATTCCTGGTCCGATCTCGCAAACTATGGCGTCATCGGCCTGCTCCTACGGAGCGGCAAGTGGCGCTAGACCTAGATTAAGACCGGCCAAGAGAAGGCCGCCTGGCTAAAGACATACCGGACAGCAAATCCGGCGAGATACCTTCTCGGCCTAGCCAAACAGAGGGCGTCGCGGTACGGCCTGGAATTCGATTTGAAGCCATCCGACATCCCGATTGGCAAAGTATGCCCAGTCCTAGGTCTGACGTACAAGAGGGGCGTCAACGGCACCCCAATCGACACATCCCCTACCATCGACCGGATCGACAATTCCAAGGGGTATATCAAGGGCAACGTGGTGGTTGTATCCTACCTGGCTAACCGCATCAAATCGTCGGCCAATGCCGAGCAGCTGGGCAAAGTCTACAGGTGGCTGAAACGGTTGACCAAAGTCCAGTCCTAGACAAGATGGTAGGGGTATGATCCTCGCCTCTATCACGCTCGTTATTGGTTTCGCCTGCGGTTTCGCCGCCGGCGTCAAGAATGCCAAGTCTTCCAAGATCGCCAAGATCAAGGAAGTCGCCGAAGTCTTCAAGTCCGACAAGGAGTAAGTGCGGTACTTCCTGCCAGTCGTACTACTCGCGCTGGCAGGATGCTCGTCCAAGCCGGAGCTGCCGGTTCAGCCCCCAGCCCCGACCAAGCCGGACGCCGTCACGACCCTGGGCAAGGACTTGGACAAGACCGACAATCGCGTCGCCTCTGCCTTGGTCGCAATCGAGCGTAACGCCGACAAGCCCAAGGTCGTCGTCGCCGAGTCTCGCCTAGCCCAGTCATACCTCCCACCTCCCCCGCCGGCGGACGTCGCATTCGCGGAGGCGCGTGCGGCCAAGGGTAGTGAAATCGACTACGCCAAGCAGATGGCCTTCGGCCGGCAGCTGGCTACGGCGGTAAACAAGGCGTGGGAAAAACTAGAAGCCGACCAGGCGGAAGCCAAGCGTGTCTCCGATCTAAAGGACAAGAAGATCGCCGAGCTGTCCGAGAAGATCGAGCAGGGAAAGAAGGACATCTGGACCATGGCCGGCGTCGCGCTGGCTGTGATCGGCGGGGTGGTGACCGCCCTGGTAGGTCCGCGTACTGGCGTCCCATTGCTGCTGTGCGGCGGTGCAATCGGAGCATTCCCCTTCGTGGTGGATAGTCCGTATTTTAATTATATCGCCGGAGGATCCCTGGCCGTCGGGTGTGGACTGTTGCTCTACCTGCTGTGGGATTACGTCCGTGACAAAGCCAATGAAACCTCGCCCAAAGATCAAGGTTGAGTTTAAGGAGCTGGGCGAACATCCGCCCACCAACTCCAATAGCACCGACTTCGGCCAGGCCGACAAGGCTACAGGCGAGGTGACTCTAGATCCGCGACAGCCGGAGTCGGAGATGCTTGATTCAGCAGTCCACGAATTTCTACACGTCGCCTGTCCATACATGGCTGAAAAGAACGTAGCCGCCACGGCGACGATCATCGCCGACGCTCTCTGGAAGATGGGATACCGACGTCGATGAAGCCTCCCGAAGAAGTCCAGGCCGGCGCATCGCTCGTCGATCAGCTAAAGCAGGGAGGATTCACGGCCGCACTCATCGGCATGGCCGGCATGGTGGCGAAGATCCTGCTGTCAAACGACGACCATATGACCGTAGGTAAGGCGGCACGCCACGTCCTAGCCGCCGGCATAGTCGCCTGGCTGGTCGGCCAAGGGCTACAGGAAGTGTCGATGTCACAGGGACTGAAGACAGCATGCATCGGCGTCGCCGGTGCGGCAGCCGTTCACATCGTAGACGCAGCCATCGCCTGGGTTAAGGCCAAAGGGGAGGCGGAGGTTGCCAAAGTTAAGAAGGGAGGCAGCCGTGGTAAAAGGAAAAAGTAAGACAATGCCGACGTTGGAACTGGCGTTGCTTGGCACGCTGTTCATCGCCGATGCCGTGTGCGTGCGACTGTGGATGATCATGGAAGATATCCGACTTGCACTTACAGACCCGGGAGCGATGGCTATCATCGTCACCGAGGATTCAATCAAGAGTGACAGCGCAAGAGTAGAGAACCAACTCAACACGGCACGATCTGCGTTTGAAGATACCGAGCGTGCGACCGCAGTATTCAGCGTGTGCCTAGCCCTCATTACCCTGTCCCTTTTGGCGAGAATGTTGAGGCTTTCAAAAAAAGCATAGTAAAAACAAAGTAGGGATTGACGACCCTACACCCAGTCGGCACAACCCATTCCATCGGACCCAACACCGTGGACATCAAACTCGACATTAAAAAGCTGGTCGCTCACTTCGGCGGTCGCATCAATCTCTGGCGACGGCTGAACGCCGTCGGCTACACCCTCTCGATCAAGACCATCGAGAAGTGGTCTGAACGCGATAGCCTACCGGCCCACCGGATCGTCCAACTAATGGACCTTGCCAAGCGCGACGGCCGTGTCATTGATCTCAACTCTTTCTTGCTGAACTCCGCACCCAACGCCGAGAAGAAGCTTTCCCCCAACACCGATGAAAAACAAAAAGTCAGCAGCAGCCGTTAAGGCTCTCTCGGAGATGGACGTCGCGGAACTCCGCGACGCCGCCTCCATCCAGAACAACATCGTCGAGGCCGCCAAGGCTCGACTCGCCGACATCCAGTCGGAACTGACCACCCGGTTCGCCGACGTGATCAAGTCCGCCCTGGAGGATGAAGGCAAGACCCACGGCCAGCACACCTTTGAGTCCGAGGGCGTCAAGCTCACGTCCGAGGTCCGTGCCACCGTCAAGTGGGACAGCACCAAGCTTGAAACCGTCGCCAGGTCCCTGCCGTACGACCAGGTCCAGCGCATGTTCAAGATCGAATTCTCCGTGCCGGAGAAGACGTTCCAGGCCGTCACCGACAACAACCTCCGGGACAAGCTCCTCGACGCCCGCACCGTCAAGTACAGCGAACCCAAGTTCACCTTCGCCTCCTAATCTCCCCCAACACATGATCAAAATCATCAAGGCTGACGACCGCCTCAAGGCCGTACCCAAGATCAACATCGCCCTGTTCGGCCCCGCCGGCGTGGGCAAGACCACGCAGGCTCGCACGCTCGACCCGAAGACCACGCTCTTCGTCGATCTGGAAGCCGGCACCCTCGCCATCCAGGACTGGCCGGCAGACGTCATCGACGTCCGCGATGTCGCCCAGACCTTCGGCAAGTATCCGTGGGAAATCGCCCGCGCCCTCGCCCTGTACGTCGGCGGCCACGATCCCAGCGACGCCACCGGTCCGTACTCCAAGCCGGTGTATGACGCCGTCGCTGCTGCCTTCGCCAACATCGACCTCAACAAGTACGACACGATCTTCATCGACTCCATCACGGTCGCCGGTCGCGAGTGCTTCAAGTGGGCCAAGGTCCAGCCGGAGACGTTTAACCGCGACGGCAAGCCGGATACCCGCGGTGCCTATGGTCTGCTCGGACAGGAGATGATCCGCTGGCTGACCCACCTCCAGCACTCCAACAAGTCCATCATCCTGTCGGGCATTCTCGACCAGGAAATCGACGACCTCAAGCGTGTGTCTTGGAATCCCCAGATCGAAGGATCCAAGACCGGCCGAGAACTCCCGGGTATCTTCGACCAGGTGATCACCCTCCAGAACTTCAAGAACGAGGACGGCTCGATGTACCGTGCCTTCTGCTGCCAGCAGCAGAATCCGTGGGGCTACCCTGCCAAGGATCGCTCCGGTCGCCTCGACCTGCTTGAAGCTCCCGACCTCGGTGCGCTCATCAAGAAGATCCGCTCCGGTAAGCGTGTCGATACCAACCTCGTCCGCACCATTCCCGCTTCCACCCCCAATACCAACACCAAGTAATACATAACATGAGCATGTTCTCCCCCACCTCCGGCGCCGGCTCGGCCCCGGAACTCATCCCCAACGGCACCCTCGCGTGGGCGTTGATCACCGTCGGCGGCGCGAAGCAGTCGAAGACCAGCGGCGGCACCTACTACCCGGTGACGCTCACGGTCATCGGCGGCGAGTACGAAGGCCGCAAGGTTTTCGACATGATCCCCGACGTGCAGGACGACCGCAACGGCGAGAAGTGGCGCAAGATGGGCATCACGTCCATTACCCGCATCTTCGAGTCCAGCGGTCACTTCAAGCCCTCGGACCCCAAGTCCTACGAAGCGTTCACCGGCAAGGACACTCTGATGATCATGAACTTCATGGACGGCCAGCGCGTCGCCATCAAGGTCAAGGTCGAGAAGAACACCGACCCGGC